TGGAATGGAATGCCTAATCTAGAATAGTAGATTGCATTAGAAACTTTGTCAGTGACGACCTTGACAACATTTCTATCGTGTAATCTATCATCATCTACATAGACATAAGAGTTAGACACTCCTATTCTTCTATCATGTTTATCTATTAAGGTATCTATTGCATCAGGATTGATGAGTGGTTCATCTCCTTGAATATTGACAAACAAGTCGCCGTCAAGGAGCTCTAGTGCTTTCGCACACCTGTCTGTTCCGGTCAGACATTCATCTTCAACTACTATACATCGTATTTCGTTTACAGCACAATATTGTCTGATACGACTATCATCAGTTAAGACTACAATAGTATCTAAGTTATTACACATTCTCGCACGGTCATAGACTCGTTGAATCATTGGAACGCCTTTGATTAATGCTAGAGGTTTGCCTTCGAAACGAGTCGAATGCCATCTTGCTGGTATTAATCCTACAGTGAGAGGATTTGTTCTATCTGGTTCACTGAGAGTTCGCATTTCACTTGTCCATATCCATAGTTTGCATGTATAAAGTCTACACCTGCTCTGTTAGCACAAAACATATCTGATTCCATATCTCCGATATAGTATGTATCATGTGGGTCTTCATTACAGAATGCAATAGTATTTAGTAGTTGGTCTGGTGCTGGTTTTCCTCTTAGACCTTGTTTAGGGGCACATACCCAATCAAACTTCGGCATCTTTTTGCCGTCTAGTATCAAACTAGCAATAACATGATGAACTCTTTTAATGTCTTTTGATGTGCAAATTGCAATCTTACAACCTTTTGATTTGAGTTCTTCTAGTGTTTCGATAACACCTGGGTATATTTTTATTTCAGTGCCTTGAATAGACGCTTCATCATAAGTCAGTTTGATTCTTTCTTGGTCTTCGTGTATACCGATTTCAGTCAGTATATCGTAGAAAGGTTTGCCGATATGTTTTGCGTATTCAGAAAAGGGAACATCTATATTATGGTGTAATTTTACGACACCCCAAGACATTTCCATGTTTGGTAGAGAATCGATTAGAACTCCGTCTAAATCGAATACATATAATTTCTTCATTTCTTTTTCTTTGGAACCAAGTGGTCTTCTGTTAAGATTCTGAAACCTAGTTTTCTATCATCGCAGTACTCCTGAGCTGCTTTGAACTTTGCCTGGTTCACCATATATGTAGTGACTTCGTTCAAGTATCTTTGAGTTCTTCTTTTTGGTTCTTTGGGTGGTTTGAGTTGTTTCTTAGGTTTAACTTCGATAATCTCTCGCACCACTTGTTTATCCTTATTAATATATTTTATATAAAAATCAGGAAAATATCTATGGACTTTTCTATCTAATGGCGACCTGTAAGGTATGATTGTTTCTTCACTACCCCATTCGATAATCTTATCGTTGTTATCACAATAGACCATGAATCTTCTCTCCCATAATGAGCGATAGAAGATTTTTGTAGGGTCGCCCCTATATTTTTTGTAGTTCTTCGGTTTGAACTTACCACTGTACGACATAAATAACAATAAACCCTTTTAGGATTATTTATACTCATGGCATACATAGACAAATTACTCAAAAAATTTCAAAAAGCAAAGAACGCTATCAACTCGATTAAAGGTATTGCAAGTCAGATACAAGCAATAAATTTTGAAAGTGCATTAGATGAACTAGGTGAAGCAAAGGATAAAGCATCAGAAGTATTAGATAGAAGAAGAACGAGTCTTAAAAACTCATTAAACTATGATGGTGCGAAAGGTAAAAGTTATTCAAAAAGATTACCAGATGGTAGTGAACCTCAAATTATATATCCGATACATGATAAACTCGCAAACTATCTAGTATTCGATATTAGACCTAGAAGAGCAAGAGGGTCATCTCAATTTTCAGACAAATCTCGTTCTATTGCATTGTATGTTCCAGACCAAATTATATCACAAGCAACAGTTCAATATACACAAACAGGTGTAAATGCATTCACTAGAGGTCTAGAAAGAATCAGTAATGCTTTAATGTCACCAGAAAAAGATTTAATGGATGTGGGTGCAGAAGAAGGTAAGAAAATGGCAAACGCATTCGTTAAAGATACACTGAATAAAATGACAGGTGGTTTAACAAACCTTAGAGCAGGTCGAGCAGTCAATCCACAAAACGAACAAATATTAGATGGCGTACCTTTCAGGTCATGGGACTTTACATATGACTTTTATCCAAGGTCGCAAGATGAGGCAAAGAATGTCTTAAAGATTATCGAAACATTTAGAATGGCGATGTTGCCTGATACATATTCAGATGTATCAATATTAGGTGGTGAAGAAGTAATAAGACCAGAAGACAATCCAAACGCAAACTTCTTTAACTATCCAAACATATTTGATATTTACTTTGACGGACCTATGGGTAATAAAGTAGATGGTTTCTTACCTGCTGTTTGTTCAAACGCACAGGTTGATTACACAGGTGGGCAGAAGTTTTCAACATTTGAAGATGGTATGCCTGTACACATACAGTTAACATTACAGTTCTTAGAAATCAAAATTCTTACGCAAGGAAATTATCAAGCGATTAAAGCAGAGTCGCAAGACTTTAGATTTGAGCATGAGTATGGCGTATCAGATAGTATATTCGAAAGGGCGGCAATTAGTGATGTGGATCCAGACGATTAAGAGGTATATAAATGGCTAGTCAATTTTTTCAAAACTTTCCAGAAATTCAATATAAGTTAGATGACGGTAAAGTCATTTTCATTAAAGACTTTTTTCGTAAGTCTAAGATAGAACAAGAAGCAGTTGAATCAATTGTTGATTATACTTTCTATCACATAGAAGATGGAGAGAGACCTGATGTTGTCGCAACTAAATTATATGGTAATCCAGATTTACATTGGACTTTCTTTTTAGTTAATGAGATAGAAAACTATTATGATTGGCATAAAGATAGTGAAACATTTGAGAGATATATGACTGCAAAATATCCAGGTCAATATGCAGTTGCCTTGACTCAGGCAGAGATAGTTAGTGCTAAGACAGCAGTTGCAGATGTGTCAAATAAATATCTCTTAGGTGAGAAGGTAACGAGTGTATCAAGCGAAGGAAGAATCACTAAAGTAGAACCAGAACATCATAGAATCGCAATTGAAGGTGGTGATTTTAAATCTAATGAACTTATCACAGGTGCAGTATCAACTAGAACATTTACACCAACAAGTGTAGTTGAAGAGAGAGATGGTGTCGCATACTATATCAACGCAGAAGGTCTAAAAAGAAATTGTCCAGCAACAGGGTATACTGCTGTATCGCATGATATAAATGAACAGAACATCAACGAGGAAAAAAGAAAAATCAAAGTCATCAGACCTAGTTTAATCGATACGATAGTCAGAAGATTTGAAAAAGTAATGAGAGCATGAGTAATTTACAACAAGGAGAACTTGTTGTTGATGCCCTTACTATAGTCAATCCAGAAGGAGATACGATTGACATATCAGGCATAACAACAAGCATTAAAATATTTGAATCGATAGACAAACCTTTCTTATCAGGTAGATTGTCTATTGTCGATGGTCTAGACTTAATCAAAAACTTCAAACTTGTTGGTCAAGAATCTCTTACAATAAAGATAAGACAAAGAGAAGGTTCGTCTGGTGAATTTTCAAATACAGAAAACTCAATTGATAAAGTATTCAGAATCTATAGTTTAACAAATGTTCAACCAGTCAACGATTTAACAAAGTCTTACATTCTTCATATCGTAGACCCAAAATTCTTTACATGTCAAAAGACTGTATTGAGTAAAACATTCAGAGGTTCATACTCTAGTATCTTACTTAAAGCATTAAGAGAAGATGGTGGGTTTGGTAAACTCAGAAGTATAAACGACTTATCTGATTTTTGGGAAGAATCTAAACCTGAAAATCATCAATTCATTTGCCCTAATTGGAATCTAAATCAAGTAATTAAATATTGTACTGAAAACGCAAACTATGGTTCAGATGCTAGTTGGCAAAATAGTATGTTCTTTTATCAGACACTAAATGGTAGTTTTAGATTTACATCTTTTGATACTATGTGCCAAGAGATGGAGTTTCCATTACGATTCAGTTATTATCCTAGAAACGCAACATTAGATACAGAAGAGATAGATATCAACGCACCAGATATAGGTTTGAATAGTCAGATATTAGATTATCAGTATCCACAAAAATTCAATACAATGAAAGGTGTTCAAGATGGTGCATATGCATCTATGTTAAAAACATACGACCCTATTCGTAAACTCGAAGAAGAGAATGTATATTCTATATCAAAAGTTTTTGATAGAAAAGGACCTCATGTATCAGGTTTTCCTTTAATTCGTGCCTCAGAGTTAGAAACAATATACGAAGCAGAAGAGATGTTAGATGTCACAACTAATCCTGACTCGCAAGAAGCATTCGTAGATTTAGCACCTGACCAAGCATGGGAAACAACAACAATGTATAAAGTCAATCCGACTAATGCATTTTCAGATGAATCAAAATTGATTGATGCAACTGATGATAAATCAACAACACAACCTAGAGGTAATGAATATAGAGATACAGGTGTATTAGAGAGAAGAGCATTGTTATCTCTCTTTGAACAAAATGTCATCAAAGCAACAATACCTTTTAGAAGTGATATATCAGTTGGTACAGTTGTTAGACTTACATTACCATCGACTGAGGTTAAAACAGATAGTGACGATGGTGATAAACTAGAAGACGGAAAATACTTAATCGGTAAACTCGTTTTCTTCATTGACCCAATTAACAGTAAAGGCACCGTGACTATGCAAACAATCAAAGAGAGTTATGGTGTAGATATTAAATCATATCAACCATTGCAACAAGCAAGTGGACCTGAG